CCCCGCACGGCAAAGGAGCGGGGACACACTTTCGTGTGTCCCCGCTCTTTTCCTGTTTTTCGCTGCAAAGCGCGCTCCCTCAAACGCGCTCCGCTTCCCTCTACGCCTGCCGCTTCTTCAGCTTCAGCTGAAGACGGTCGGCGATCATGGCGATGAACTCACTGTTGGTGGGCTTTCCCTTGGCGGACACAAAGGGTAAGTATGCCTAAAAATCCCCCGCCGTAAATGACGGGGGATTTTTTATCTATCGAGTTTACGCATGACGCTGTTGTAGACGCGCTCGTTAACAACTTTCAAACTGTCCATCAGTTCGTCCATAACCGCCCATGCAACACTTGGCTCAACAGCTGATACGGCCCGCAGAAAGTCGCTGTCGCCGAAAACTTCAACCGGTGCAGGAGCGGCGGAATACAGCATTGGCGACATTCTGTCGTTAACGTCGTTTTGCTGGTTAAGCACCGTATACAGCACGGCAAGGCGTTCATAGTTTGTCCAGCTGGACTCTTCGGTTTCTAACCGCGCTATCCACCTTTTGATCTCGGTCTCATCAATCATGGGGTGTTTACCCCCTTTCGTCCTCCAGCACGTCCATGCAGCGCTGAATGGCGCTTCGGATGGTGTCATCGTCTGCGCTATCCAGCATATCCTGCAACTGCCGTCTCATTCCGTCGCGTGCGCTGTCGCGGCTGTAATGACCCCGGACATAATGCTTTCGGCTTCTTGCGTAGGAGCTACCACCTCCGTACTCATCGTGCGGATACCGACGCGGCTGATACCCAACTCTGGAATAGCCGCCATCTTCCATTGCCTCAATTTTATCCAGATTTTTGATGGTGCTTGCCAGTTTGTGCGCGATATCCAGATCACCTGCTCCAAGCTCACCCTTTCTGGCAATTTCGTCCAGCTCATCGCAAAGCATATCGCGCAGCTCATACATAGATTTCATGCTCATGCTTTACCTCCTTTCAGCAGACGCGCTCCACGATCATGTTGCTATTGGCAAAACTGATCGCCTGAGCGCTGGTGTTCTCCATCGCCACCGTTACGCAGCAGCCCTTCGGCACGTCCACGTTGGCAGCGACAAAGATATTGAAATAGTTCTCCACGGCGGCGGGCGTTACCGTTGCCACAGCGCTGGTCAGCGGCTCTCCGTTGATAGCCAGCGCGGCGGAGATTGCACCCACCGTGCCGCCGGTGGGGATGGCGATGTTTCCGCCGAAGGACACGCGGAACCGTGCCTTACACTGGTTGGTCAGGCCGCGCAGGAACACCTGCCCGCTGCCCTCGCGGTGTACGATGCAGGACTTGCCCGCAACGGCAGTTTCCGTCAGCGGTACATTCTGTCCGGCAGGGACAGAAACGATGTTGGTATTTACGTATTCAGCCAAAATACTCACTCCTTTCAAAATGCAGACGGCGGAGCTATTGCCCCGCCGCCTTTCAATATCAGCCCGGGGCTGAACAATTTCCGTTTTGGAAATAGATTTCTATGCAGTTGTCAGCAGCCGGAGCAGCCGGTGTAGCTGCCAGCCCACGGATTGCAAGACTGGTAACTGGGGATGGGCGTAGGCCGCAGCTGAGAGATCAGGTAGTTGTTCTGCGCAGCCTGAGACGCGGCCAGACGCAGCTCCTGATTTGCGCTCTCCAGATCGCGCATCTTAGAGTTGGTCAGGAAGTCCAGGATGGCACGGCTGTTGGCGTTCTGGTTCTCCACGATGTCGCGGGTGGCGTTCTGCACGGTGTTCCGTGTGTCACACGCCTGCGTCGCCATGTCGTAGCGCACCTGCGCAATGGCGGCTCTGTTCTCACAGCAGCAGTTTGCCGCCTGCATCTGCATAGCGCTGAGCTGCTGCATCAGTGCGGCCTGCTGGTTGGCGCGGGACAGCTCGGCATTGCCGAAGCCGGTCAACAGGGTATTGTTCACAGCATAGAAGCCGTCGCACAGCCCGCCGTTGATGAGATCCATCTTGCGCTCGATGTTGGAGAAGTCGGAGGCCAGCACATAGCCGTCCACCACACCGCCGGAATTGCCGTTGTTGCCCCAGCCATTGCCGCCCCAGCCGCAGAACGCAAACAGGAACAGGATGATGAGGAACCACGCGCCGTCACCGCCAAAGCCAAAGCCGTTACCGCTGCCATTGGCAGGGGCCACAGGCATGGTCATGGTGGGCATACCCTCGGAAAGAGACATAGTATCACTCCTTTTTATTGATGTAATTTATCTAAATCGCGGCCACGATCAAGAAACAAGTTATGTTTCGTCTTATGTTTCGTCTTATGTTTTTGCTAAGACTTTGCTTAGACTTTGCTTATCCCATCAGACTTTGAAATTGCTTCGCCATCTGCTGGAGCTGGTTCAACTGCTGCTGCGTGAGCTTGCCGCTCTGCAAAAGCTTTTCGACCTCCGCTTTAGGGTCGCCCTGGAAATTCGCCTTGAACTGCTTAAACTGCTGCACCATCTGCATAAAGCCGTTGCCGCCGCCCATTGCACCGAAAAACGGATTATTCATCGCTCTTTTCCTCCTTGCGCTTCTTGCCCTTCATTTCGCTTACAAGCGCCGCCAGCGCGTCAAACTCCTTGCGGGTCACATATTCCGCAGCGGGCGCTTTCTGCGCGTCAGGAGCGCTTGCAAGCCGCTCCACAAGGTCGTACACCTTGAGCGTCGGCTTGCCGCTTGCATCGGCCTGTTTCAAATACACCGTGGGCGCCGTCGAATCCCACAGCGCCACCGCCGCATTGGGAGCGACCATCCAGCTTCTTGCCTCCTGTTCGCCGGATACCCACTGCACGCCGCTCTGCGGCAGGGGATTTTGCGGCATCGGAGGAATGGCCTGCATCTGCTGCTGCCTCAGCTGGGCGAGGTTGTCCTGCATCGGCGGCATATAGGGGTTTCCGTAGTAGGGATAGTTCATGCTTCATCCGTCCTTTCCCAATAATACAAAACTGTTTCGTTGCTGCTGTCCCAGCTGTCATATAAAACACCATCTTGTACACACACGACATGACCGGAGAGCGCGAGAATATACGTCCCAAATGGGTGCTCATCGGCAAAACAGCCAACTGTGTAACAATCAGGACAGGTATCCGGCACGATGTACCGTCGGAAACCTACCGACCGAAGATAAGCGCCCCAGCAGGAGTTAGCCGACGGCATATCCCCGTCAAGATAGCCCTGTACGCAAAGCCGGAGGTACGTCTCACCCCAGTCCTTGCCAGTTGCTTTTGATATGGCTCTGACGGTACAGTCGCCTACGTTTTTACCTCGTGGGTTTTCATTGTAGTAGCTATACATATTCGCGCCTATCGTCGTGGAAAAGCTCCACGATGCGCACAAGGAAAAGCAATCCAGCAAAGTCCGCTCCGTATTGGTCGCATATATCCCGCGCCATATCCGCCGTATACCCGCACGTCAACAGCCGCTCCATTACACTCATTTCGACACCCCCTGTATATCTCACAACATACAACAAAAAAGGCCCAACAAAGAGCCTGAAAAAGGTCTTTGTTGGGTCTTTACTTTATGGGTTTTTGATATGGTCGGCAATCTTTTGGTAACCGTTGCGGCGGCACTTCTTGACATACTCGACCGATGAAAACAGCCTGTTTGCTACCTGCTGGCGGGATTGTTGCTTGATGTCGCACGCGATGATGCAAAACGCTTCGTCTCCCGGCAGCTCAAGCGCGGCAACGTAATCAATAGCACGTTGAGGGGATATACTGCGCAGTCTTGCGCGGATGTCTCGGTAAGTTGTATTCATGGCGATCATATTCGCCGTGGACTTGCGGAGCTTTGGCGGAAGCAGGGGTCGGCGCATCGTTATCCCTGTTTCGTCCAGAGTTTTGGATCCATAAATGTGTCGCTCTCTTCACATAGAAAAAACGATTTCCTTACTGCCCCAGCAATTTCCCCCAAGTCCCCTTCCCGGCGATACCGTCAGCGCCGAGGCCGTACTTGGTCTGGAACTTCTTCAGCGCCGCTTCCGTGCCGCTGCCGAAGTCGCCGTCCGCACCGGCCGCACCACAGGAGAACCCGTAGGCGATCAGCGCCGCTTGCAGGGTCTTCACGTCCGCGCCCTTCATGCCGCGCTTGAGCATCCGTACCTGCAGGGGGATGGTCACATCCTGCGCCGCAGGTGCAGGCACCGGCACCGGCACGTTTTCGCTCTCCACAAAGGGTACGCCCAGCGCCGCGCACAGGCCCTTGGCGATGGTCTCGCCGATCAGGGTGGTGTTGTCGATGATCCACTGGGCAACGCTGGGGACATCGTGGAAATCCACCTCGATATACACCGTCGTGGCGGCAGGGTGCTTCACCTCGTACAGTGCGGGATGGGCCCGGATGACATCCGGCGCACCCGGCGTCACAGGCCCCAGCGCATCCAGCACCGCCTGACACGCCTTATACCCGGCGCTGTTCCGGTCGCCGCTGTAACAGAACAGGTGCGTACCGCTGGCTTTTCCATTGCAGGCGTTGGAATGGATGGGGACGTGCAGGTCAGCCTTGAAGCGGTTGGACGCCGCCACACGGTTCTGCATGGTGTCGTACTGGCCCAGCATGACCTCCACACCGGAGCGCTCCAGCGCCGCCTTACACGCCCATGCAATGCGCCCGCACTGCACGTCCTCGGTGGTATTGCCCACCGCGTAGGTGTTGCGCCGCTGGTCGCTGGGTGACAGATATACCCGCTTAGGCATGGCTCTCACACTCCCCGCCAAGAACGTTGTAGCCATCCTCGTAAATTACGGTCAGGCCGTAGGCAATAGCCGCCTCGTGTTCAATGCGACAGCCACGGGTCTTTTCCCAGCCGTGGCAGAAGTATGCGGCATGGCACAGGCTCATGTTTTCCAGAGATTTTGCCAAGAAGCACAGGGGAATCTGCACCACGCCCCGCTCCTTCATGCTTTCAGCGCTGTACCAATCGTCAGTGAACAGCGTGTTCACGATCTCGTAGCCCCGCTCCTTCAAAGCCGCAATAGCCTTTTCGCGGGTGGAGACGATTTCTTCCTGCGTCTTTCCAGCCATCGGCTGAGACAGCATTGCTTTCTTAGCCATTGTTGCCAACCTCCTTGTGGTACTGCGCCGTGCTGATGCACAGCACAGCGCCCAAGAACGTGTCCACAGCGGTGATGGTCGTCACTACCTCATCGGGATAGGGCCAAGACCACACTGCCGCCAGCGCCGCGTACAGGGTAGCCACGGCGGGCAGCACGATGATGACCAGCCATTTCAGCACATCATAGACCTTGTTGTTCAGCTTCATAATTGCATTCCTTTCCGGCCTGTCGGCCTGTCAAATTTTGCGGATCGGCAGCTTCCGCACTTCCTCCATGACGCGCTTTGCGCTGCCGTTGCCGCCCATTTTATCATAGGGGGTGTACAGATAATCGTTGAGATTCTCGTACTCGTCCTGCGTGATGTACCCGCGGTCGACGTACACCATACCCAGATGTATGATGCGGTCGTGAGCCAGCCCCACCAGCATCTTTCGCTCGGCGTCGCCTTTGTCGACGCGCTTGGCCACCACGGCCCATAGGCCGCTGCTGGTCAGCACCGCAACTACGAGGGGCACCGCGATCTGTACCCAGATGTCCAC